CCATAAGAACATCGGACAGGAACTCGCATCTCGATTTCAGGATTGGACATGTGCCATACAATGTCGCGTCTTGTGCGAGGATCCTCGAACACTTCCTCTGGACCTGTAAGACAAAGTTCATCGTGCACTTGAGCCATGTAACGAATAGGAGTTCCCATAAGCTTACGTCTTAAGGTAACGATTCGTTCCTTCATAAGGTCAGCAGCAGTTGATTGGTTCAATGTATTGAAAGCGATGTGAGCACGATCCGCCGGCAAGTGTCTATGACGTCCAAGCAAGTTCTTAACGTAGCCTCGAGCCTCAGCAACCTTTGCAGCCTTACGACTTACACGCTTAAGCTCAGGAACCATTTCATGATACCCATCGTACACAGACTTTGCTTTTCGATTTCTTAGGTACTTGTAGATCTTATCGACTTGATCCTCGGACGATGCTTTCTCTTTTGCGATCTCAAGCAAGTGACCGACAAGATCCAAGTTAGATGACAAGGCCTCTTCGACCAAAGCGCGTCCACCACCGAAACCCATAAGGAAGTTCATCGTCTTAGCCGGCTTACGCTTAATGCCACAAAGCTGAGCGACAAGTTGATGGTAGTCTGTCCATGGGTCTGTGTTGTATGCTGCAACGATCGCTGGGTTGTTTGTGTAATGCGCAATCGTTCGGAATTCGATTTGCGAATCGTCAATCGAAAAGAAAGCGCATCCTTCACGAGGAATGATCAATGACTTAGCTAACTTGTTAAGCTGCTGTGAGTTGGGTTTCTTACATGACATACGACCTGTACGCACAGCTTGATTGTAACTTGGATGTAAGATTCCATCAACGTGCAGTTCTTGATACGGCTTAACGAAAAAGCTAACGAAGGTCGATAGTGATCGGTACTGCAACATTGTCTTGACCAGTTCAACCGGAGCGTCGGCATGGGTCAAGTACAGCTTAAGAGTGTCTTTATCGAATGAAGGGTTGTTGTCCTCCGTCCATCCTAGGACAGGTAAACCGTATTGATTGCAAAGGATGTCATAGCAGTCAGCTGAGTTGTCAGCCCTGAACATTTGGCCCGTGATGTCATACATCTTTTCATCGAGCTCCAACATCTTGTTCATGCAATTGATCTCTTGGGCCTTAAGCATGTTTGGGTCGACGCGCATTCCTTCACGTTCCATTTCAAACAAGGCCATCGTCAATTCTATTTCAGTGTTTGAGACTCGCCGGCATTCCTCGGGCATTCGGGACTCGATGTACTTGTCCAACCTCCTTGCAGTAATCACGTCTTGGCCAGCGTAAGGTGCCATGATGTCAGGCGGTATCGCTCCATAATCTTTGTTATTATGCAAGTACGGTTTCATAGCATCTTCATACTCACTAATATCATGCCTGAGCCAATGCTTACTGAGCGCGTCGATAGAATACCCGCCCTTAAACTGGCGGTCACTATCGATGATTTTAGCCTGAGTCATCGTGTCCTTAAGTATGTAGTCGGGGTCGACCAATACTCCTAAGGCATTAGCACTTACGTGGCAGTCGTATTTCACGTTGTGGTTCGTCCACTGCTTTGATTGGTCAACAACATCGAACCACCAGTCAATGAACGCGTCACGATCAATGTTTGGCCCGTTGTGGTGACCAACTGGAATGTACCACGCTTGCTTGTGATCATCCACAGTTATGCCCAGGCCGGCAACGTCACAGTTGTGCCAAGGGTTTACCGATTTCTCAGTCTTACTGCCGGACGTTGTTTCAAAGTCAGCGAAGATCGTATGAGCGCCGGCTAGTGCCGGCAACTCATCGACGCGTTCAACCATCTTAACACCATTATCAAAAGTCAGCATATGTTGAACATCTCCTCTTGTCGTTCAAGGTAAGCATCAAGTATGATTTGAGCTTGACGATCAGTAACGTAAGGCATGTCCTCATTCAACTTGATAAAGAAGTCATATTGAATGTCATACCGATCAAACGTATTCTCGATGTCGAAGTAAGCAGAGTTAACTGCAAGACATTGACCTACGTCATACATTTCCTTTCGTTCCTTGTATCTCTCCTTGAGCATTGCAGGATCCTCAAAGCAAATGACAACAGTCATCATGCCTTTAAGCGTAAGCATTGCGTCAATGAATCGATACAAGTTCGGCGTGATAGGCGTCTGTCCTCGACATACAGTGCCATACACTAACTCGCTCATGTGGAATCGATCTTGCACGAAGTAATGACCACTGTGAATGTCATAGTCGTGAAAGTAATCGAAGTGAGGTGGCAGCAACCCGAAGTGTCGATACATATGTCGAGGCAACGCTTCTAGAAACTTGCCGGCCAATGTTGTCTTCCCCACTAAGTCTGGTCCTTCAATAATCAGCATCTCTTCCATGCCTCCGATCTGTAAACAGGTTTAACATCGTAAAGTTTATGACGACATGCTTGAAGCATATCACAAAAGAATGGGAAGGCGTTTATGTAATCGTGGTCGAGCATATAGTCTTCCCGCTTGCATCTAAGAATCTCTTCTTTCGCAACCGCCGAACTGACTGTGTAAGTGTTTTCGTCCTTTCCAAGTAAATCAAGCCGGCGATGTTTGTAGTCTGTGCAACTCAAGGCCAACTTAGCCTTGTCGAAGTGCTTGTCATAAATGTGCATACTACCTACATTGTGAGTATAGGTTCCGAACTCCAAGTCGAGTGATCGTGCCATCAACTTTTGCAGAGTAGTGAAGCAAAACACATCATAAGGAAACCCAAGCCATATGTCGTTACTTCGCATATTCACGATCATATGCAACTTACCGTGACGGGCAATGAACTGCAAGGTTAGAGTACACGGCATATCTTTGACATCTAACTTGAAAGCATGAGGTAAGTCAGTAGGCCACCATAGGGATATGACAGCTTGACGACTATTGGGATGCTTACGAAGAATGTCTAAGACATAGCCTATCTGGTTGACCTTCGGGCAGGCTAAAGGATTAGCCATACGCCATCCGTAGGCCCCGTGTGCTATGTCATGCTCAGCAAAGTTTTGGTATGATGGAGCGTACTCCTTAATTCTTTTGATGTCACGCTCGCCGCTCATGTACCAAAGAAGCTCTGCTGAGGCATAACTTTTGCACAGGTCCCGAATAGGATTGCACAACCAGTTGTACTCAATGTCGATTAAGGTCGCACTGAACCCAAGCAGCTCACTCGTACCGCCGGCGCGACTTAACAAGTTCGTCCCACGGGATAATAGGCTTTCCAGTGTCTGGGTCCAGATTGAATCGATACTTGTGTGGCACTCCTCCGTATGGAAGAACGTCATGGCTTCTCCTTATAGTAGAGACATAGTTCGTTAGGTTGAAAACTTTCTCGTCCGCACCATGAACATCGTCGCCTTCCCATACACAATCACGATGATTATAGGATGACTCCCAGTCCTCATTGCCCCAATGATTGTCGAGGTAAAGGTCGACCTGTTCAGCAAGCCATTGGCCTACTGCTGGCACGACGCCTTTCGCAAGCTGAGCACCAGGGTTTCGACCGACAGGTATATTGTCGCCCCAGCCCATGGCGGCTGCTAGCTCGCGAACAGTAAAAGGACGGTGGTGCTCAGGGTGGATTTGCCGAATGCAACTACTCGACATAGTCGGGAATTGATTCAACCAGCTCGTGCGACTAATGCAGTGCAGTGAGAACGGCATATCACTTGTGCGTGCCATCCATACGAAACGGTAATGCTCAGGCAACGATGTCGGCGAATACTTCGCGAATCGATTTAAGCAATACCCGTTAGGTAGCAAAGGCACGACTTCCTTTTCATCCTCCGACAATTGACAGTACGCACCACCGTCGTAACCATCGCTTGTGTGGAAAGGATATTCATAAGCCTCCATATCTTTCATTTGATACAGCGGGTCATAAGTTGCCGGACGCCATGGGTAGAGATCGGGTGGAACGATGTTGAAGTTTGCATCCTTCTTATATGCCAAGAAGAAATACCGCTTGCGCATTTGAGGGCACCCAAAAGTACCAGCATTGATAAAAAGGTGAGCAATGCGATAACCATTAGGCACGCACCACTGATCACGCAAGTAATCCAGTAGCTCGCGACCAGTGGAGTATGCTTGTTGAACACTCTCCCAACAGATGACCGGGTAATCATTCTTAACTCCATATTCCATAAGTTCATGAATGTCCCGTGTTTGCTTCGCCCAAGCTCCGTGTGTCTCTTCAGAATAGCCTGAAGTAATACAACTGAAGCCTGTGCATCGTGGATTACCGAAAACCCAATCAGCTTCAATCTTAGGCCAATCCTTTGCATCAGAATTGACTGTGTTGACACCACAAACCTTTTCAGCAGTGTCTAACGCAAACCCGTGGGTCTCAAGGTGTGTGTCCACATTGTGAACCTTGTTAACACCAAGAGTGAAGCCTCCTGCGAACACGTGAACTCCTAAAGCCTTCTTCATAACTTACTCCTCTTCGTCACCCTGAGGAATCTCTCTCAAAACTCCGTCATGGGTCGGTCTGCTTTTGTGAATCTTGAGCACGCGCTCAAGGTCAGGCGCTACATACGTTTCACCTTTATCACGTACACGACCGGGATCGTCAGCAGCACGAGTCTTACTCATGTTGCTCTTATGCACCTCAGCAAAGGCCGAATCCATCGGCCAGTCATAAATCCTTGCAGTACCTGAGAGCACATACTGCAAATCGGTAGCTCCGTCAAGAGCTTCAACTTCGTCGCCATCAGCCAAGGCCATTAAGAACTCGCCTAACTCTTCAGCAAGCAAGTGGCCTCGACTAACACACATGTCCTCGTCGATGAATTCTTCGAGGTCAAGTCCAATGTCTCGGATTGCAACGCCCGCTTCATACAACCTTTCGTTTCTTGATATTGGGATATCAGCCTCACGAGGCAGGTTCATCTTTTTGTGAAAGGCGTCAACACATTGCATAATGTATTTAAGCATTAGAACTCCTCTTCAATAAAGTCAGGACGGTCCTGCAAGTTGCCATCCTCAAGTAATGACTTAAGCATCTTGATGAACGGGCCCGTCTTACGGTATGATCGACCTTCGCGCACTAGGCAGTGCTTACGAACGAAGAGCGATAATGTTCCTTGTGCCTCGGTCTTATCCCACCCACACCAATCTTGTATGTCTTGCATATCTATTTTATTGGTGTGAAGTAGTTGTGTTACGAAATCCTTAGGAAACGGCGAGGACTCTATGTGGCGCTTAACAACGTCTGGGTCTTTAAGTTGTTCGCTTATGTTGATTGCTTGAGTGAAATCACTATACCCAAAGACCTGTGATGAATACATTCGCTTAAGCATGTTGACAATGTACTCAACGTGTTCCTTCTTTACGATTAAGTTGAAGTCATCGTCGTGAGAGAATAAGCGGCCGGCAAGGGCAGCAGCAAGTCGAGCAATTTTATATCGACCTGAACCTCTATCGAAGATAGGTACAGCGTCCGAGAACATCCCTGATAACTCGGTGGCCCCAGCTAAAATAGAATCCTTTGCGGCAGGGTCGAAGTAGGCTCTATCTCGCGTCCAGGTCCATAGAATCAGGTCCCTGCATAGTTCGCTAGTATAGACATGTTCGACGTCTGGTCTCATAGCTTGCAGTTCATTCAACTTGCCCGTGTCAATTTCTTTTGCTGACACAAGGCCGAAGATATCGAATCGTCTTACGTCCTCAAGACCACCCACAAGTTCCTTGATCGCTTCGATGCCAAAGTTATATGTATGAAGTGGATGCTCACTCCTTGGGTTGCTTAATGCGATAAGTCGTGTACGTGCTGACGTCTTGCGTTTCTCGATCTTAGGAATCTCTGCAACTCCAGATGACCGCATGTCAGTCAACTTACCAATAACATCTGTGCTTGCGCCTTTAAGTTCCTCAAGTACAACTAAGCGCTTATCATGAGTAGGAATGACTCCCCACGTCACAAACCATTTACTTCCCATTTGCTGCAAGCCGCCAAGTAAACCCGCAACTGATGCATTCTTGCATTCAACCTTTTCGCCTAGTCCATAGTGTTTCATTAAGTGTTGGGTAGTGTCAGACTTGCCTTGTGAACTGTCACCTAAGATCAAAGACTCAACCCAACCTTTGATAGTGCGACCATCAAAGTCAAGAAACAGAGGGCTGTGATAAGTTAAGTCAACGATCTTATGCAAGTCGCGTCTTTGAAAGATCCTAGTGACATTTGCTTCAAGGTCATTATAGATCTCATCGAGCTTATCCTCAATCGATTGACCTTTCTTAGGTTGAAAGACCTTGAGCTTTTCAGGATTGGTAAGTTGATACGTGCTAAGCGCGTCCTGGGTTGTTTCATATCCACTTATAAGTAACGTCGCTTGTTGTGATTGAGGATGAGGCCACATGCGACCTATCATCTCGTAGGACTCATTAAGTTCCAACCCGGGACCAATACAATAGGCAGGTTGCATAACACGATCGCTTGAACGATTCGTGATTTCAAGTTGAGGACTTATTCTTACATCCTCTACGTTGTGGTACTCATGCACATCGAATTCGCACACACCGCAACGTCTAGGTATTCCAATCGAGGACATGAGTGCTTCACGTTGACCTTTCTTGGAACCTCCAACCATTTCAAGCACAGCGTCTGATTCATGATTGATTGAGAAACAGTGCTCGCCTGTCATCATCACAGGGCAAGCAGCACAAACCTTTTGATCCTCAGAGCACTGAACCTCTACTTCAGCTGGAATCGAATAAGGTGCAGTATCCATTGCTGACACAACAGACGTAAGCTTGATTCTTTTGCCTGTGTTTTCTGCAAGTACTGCTCTTGTTAGGTCCGTGTCCTCTGGGTCAACGTCTTCAAGCTGATCCTTGCCTTCAGCTTTGAACTCAGAACAGTCATCAAGTAGTGGCTTAAGCATTCCACCTTCAGCAACATAGTCATTGATGTCGCCTTTAGGATGCTTGTCCTTATCCAAAGGCAATATGATATTGCCCACCCACCTCGCTTGATGCCTAAGCATTGCACAACGCATCTTAGCAGATTCTTGACCTGCTTCATCGATGTCATTGCAAACCCAGACTTTCTTGCCTATGAATTCCTTACTTAACGTGGCATCCCAGTTGTCCTCACCGCATGTTGCAGATACAGCGCCTATGTTATGCTTGTTAAGTTCAGCAGCTGCGACGACTGCCTTCATCTCGCCGCCGCATACAAGTATCTCATCGTATTCAAGTTGTTCGATTGGGTATAGGCGGATCTTACCATGGCCTCTAAGATTCTTCATCTTCTCTGGGCCAGGTGCTCCAGGCAAATACCTCCTAATGTTAACATACAAGCCGCCAGCATTCTTAACAGGTATCGTGACACGTCCTTTGTGTTCGCCTAATCGATACTTGCGGATCAACTCGTCTGTTACTGCACGCTTATGCAACTCTGTAAGGAATGGTCCTGCATCCCAAATGGCTCTGTGGTATTTCTCAACGGTATCAGCATCGATGATTTTAGACGTGTCGAATTCATATCGCTTCGATAGGTCAGCAAACACGACTTCACGTGACGTCTTTAGGAATCGAGCAAGCAACGATATAATGTCGCCAGTCTTTCCACATCCAGCAGTCTGACATTTAAAGACTCGCTTCTCAACGTTCACGTGGCAAGAAGGTGATGTGTCGTTGTGAAACGGACAACATACCTTAACTTCCTCGTCGGCAGCCCAATCATAGTCGATGCCGTAGTTCTCAAGTTCGGCTATGACACTAATCTGTTTCATTTGAAGGTACCCTAGGCATAAAAGGAACCACCCAATCGCAACCATGCAAAAGGGTGGCTCCGTGACGGTGAAATCTTAATCAGAATTCAGAGCCAGCCGTAGGGTCAGGATCGTTATCACTTGATCCTGAGTCTTCCAGATCATTGACGATTCGTGAATCAGCATGAGCCTCTTTCATTTCAGCATGAAGCTCAGCGAATCGTTTGTAAAGGTCCTCATCTTGAACATAAGCAGGACCTGCAGGGTTGTCGACTTCGATCCCGTACCACACTCCGTTATCGTTTGATCTATAAACCGAGTGAGCTTGGAATACGTTGCCATAGATCGATGCCTTGCGCATCTTGATCAAGGCAGCGAAGTTCGTGCCAACACTGTGTTCACCTCCGCGGAATGATAAGATCATCGGCTCGAGGTTAAGCGGATGTTCCTGCATGTTGTACAGAGCAACGATAAAGTTCAAATGCTCTTCATGCGAAACAGGTTTGCCGCAAGACAACCCGACATCCTCTTGACGAGTGTTTGAGTCTCGTGACTTCATTGCAATCGATGAGCGTGGATCATGCGATCTTGCAGCCACACGAGGCGCATCCTTTTGCTCTCTTGGATTAAGTGTAACCCACTCAGGCCAAAAGAAGATAGGAACGATAAGGAACGGAGTGCCGTTCTTCTTATCCTCCATGCCGGCCAGTTTGGTCATCGTTGGTAACACAATGACTTCACCAGCGTCGAACTTGTCGGTGAACTCTTCGCCCGACGTTGATTGAACAACCTTGATACGCGGAGGCCGAATAAAGTTGTTGAGTTCATCAATGCCTTCGCGCTCACCCTCTTGCATAAAAGAAGGCAATTGCATTTCCTGTGGGATCAACTCGTTTTCGTCTGTCTTCTTAGCCATGATGGCAGTCCTTCATAATGGTAATCAAGTAATCAGTTAATTAGTTAACACAAATCATTAGTCGTCGAGGTTCGACTCAAGCAGCACTTCGTCCATGTCCTTTACCTTTCTAACCTCGAGAGTGAACACTGGGTACTTGCTTTCAGGATCGATTCCTTTAGGCAGCTGCTTGCCGTCTGCAAGTAACTCAGTTAGGTATTCCACAAACCCGGGCCAGTGTAGTCTAACACTATCACTAACCCATAAGGCCTCTGGAATGTTAAGTGATCGCATAAGTTCCTCAAAGGCTTCGGGATCTTTTCGCCTTGATGGAACGCTTGCAGTCATTCGAACTTTAGGCGAGCCTATACAATTATCTGTCCTGATAGGTTCTGCATCGTCTTGCTCTGTCCATCGCACGCATCCGAGTTTTTGTGCGACGTCGTTTGCCTTGCGAACGTCTTTACGAACCTCTTCAAGATGGCGCATCGCTTCGCGTGTGGCATAAACGACATCAGCGATTTCTTGTAAGTCGCCCTCAGCCTTTACTAAGTCGAACAATGGAGCACGAAGCTTAAACATTTCTTCGTGTAGCTCCTTGCACAACTTGTAAACTTTGACTGCGGTATCATACATAGACCTTGTCTCCTATTTCAACCTCAACATACGAGAGTACTGAGGCATCGTACTGCAAAGTGGTTACGTTGCCGTACATCGAAACTAATGCCCCAGTCACCACGACCATCGTGGATAAAGATCCTACGATTGCAAACTTGTCCTTTTTAGGATCGAAGCTTGACTCGCGAATCTTGTCGGCTACCAGTCTTGCAAAAGCTGGCTCAAATATCGGAGGTCGCCGCTCATCGTCCGTGATGAGCTCAACGACTTCTCCAAAGTTGTACAATGTCGAAAGGTCTAAGTCCTTACGACGTGGTTGCTGTAAAACGAATACGCGGTTCATGCCACAATTCCTTTCAGAATATCTTGAAGGATCTCTCGGATATCAGCGACCTGCAAAGCGTGCAGCCTCTTGCCCAGAACACGTTTGCGAATCTCTTCATCGATTGTACCAGGTACACAGAGGTCTGTGATTCTAACAGGTTTACGAGTACCACGACGATGAGCACGATCCTCGGATTGACTTCGTGCAGTACTTGACCAGTTCTGACTATAGTAAATGACGTGATCGCAGTCAGTGTCGGTAACATCCGGAGATCCTGGAGGATAGCCCAACAGGTTCAACCCCGTCCCGCCCGCTTGCGGGTTGCCAACAAAGACTGTGCAATCGTCGTCATTATTGAATGCGCGTTCAGCTTCAGCACGATCCTTCTCTGAGGTTGATCCGTCAAAACGAACATGTCTTATTCCTTCAATGTTAAGTCTTGCACATATCGTTCGGATGTCTTGGGTAAAGCAAGCCCAGATGATTGTCTTTTGTCCGGGTTCTTTATTCTTAAGTATGTTCATCAAACCTTCGACCTTAGGATTAGGATCAAAGCGATGAACACCACCAGATTCGATTTCATTACCATCATCGTCATAAATCGGATCAAACTTGCAGTAACCCGAAGTGATCTCAGCAAGTCGTAGCATACGTGTAAGTATGTTATTGATCGTAAGCGACTTGTTGCCTGCTATCTCAAGTTCATTCTCAAGTTCTGCGATAAGCGTTTGAGAAACTTCGGTGTAAACCTTTGTCTGCTCTTTGCCCATCTCAACTTCTTCGATGTCGTAGTTCTTAGGCGGTAAGAATGGTAGCGCCTCTTCCTTACGAATGATGAAAGCCATTCGAGCAAGTCGTTCTTGCATGAAAGGCATGTTCTGCAAGCCAACTAGCTTTCGGTGGTCGCCGCTTCGATCCTTGAACACACCATAGAAGGAACGGAACGAGTTGAAGCTAGAGAATCCAGATCCTCCCTGTCGCATAAACTCGAATTGAGTATATAGATCGATGGCGGTATTCGTGATGGGCGTTCCAGTGAGGACCAATCGATGGCGACTTATATCTCTGAGTTGCATCGCAGTCTTGCATCGTTTAGTTGTATGCCACTTGATGTAATGGCTTTCATCAAGGATTGCCATGTCCCACATTCCAACAGTCCGCAACTGTGGCCACATGTTGACTAAGCAGTCATATGAGCAAACGACCACAGTGAACTTGATGTCGGAGTCTGGCAGCATAAGCTCCATGAATGTGCGGAGCCTTTGCATCTTTCCTCCTCGAAGAACTCCAGCGCGATGTGGCTCTGTGCTAAACTTCTCGAGCTCAGCGATCCAGTTAGCACGAACGTTGTTCGGGCAGACCACAATGACTTTGAATAAAGGACAAAGATCAGGATCCTTTTGAGCTGCTTCGTAGTGGGCCTTTGCTTTTCTGCAAATGGCTGCGATCGCAACAGGCGTCTTTCCTGTTCCTTGCTCCATGAACAACCCATAACCTTCAGCCCGTGCGGCATTCGTTGCAGCAACTGTCTGGTACTTGCTTAAGCCGCATTCTTCATTGTGAGGAAAGGGTTTGCGAATGTTGAACCAAGCAGGTACTTCTTCGGACACTGGGTTCCCAAGCAAGACTTGCTGATAAGCCTTGAACCTTGCGAAGAGATTCGCATTAAGTTGCTCGACTTGGGCCTCAGTACGAATCCAAGTTGCAGTGTCTTTGGCGTCGTCTGCCCAAAGGACTTGAGACGAAGGCCACTTAGCGTCGATGATCTCGATTGAAGTGTCACACACAGGTATGGCATAGCGACCATCAGCAAGGCGCTTGTTCTCCGGAAAGAATGCCGGAAACTTTTGAGCTTGCCAGCTAGCGTAAGTTCCTTCAACACCGGTCACCCGGATAATGAACTTGTCGCCATCGGCGTTAAGCTCCACATGAAGCAGATCATTGTCTGCAAGGTTAAGTTCCTTCTCGAGCCATTTGTCTCGGATAGGATTGTGGGCAGCGTGAGTACTTGTCATTTCTTTTCTCCTATGTAAGTGTCTTATGCTTCAAGCCATGCTTCGTATTCTTCAGCGTAGTCATCGCTTATGCAATACGATTCGAGTTCGGGATGCATAGCTTCAAGATCTTCGATCATGATGCCTTCGGGCAGGTCATCATAAAGCTTAGCGTTCAATGCTTCCCATTGATCAAGATCACCGGACCATTCATAGATGCTTAAGTAATCATCATACAGCGCAAATGCTCGGTCACCATCAACTGCAAGCGATGTCTCTGGGCAGTTGGGAGCAAACTTAACGTGTCGCCATTCAAGATAGGCGAAGTCGGACGGGACAAAGTTGTCATTTAAATCAGCATTCATCGTGTTTCTCCTATGTAAGTGTTTGCTTGACTATCAAGCGTGATAAGACCAGTATACTATATAATCGACCTGATGTAAATAGTAATTTAAGACTTTTTGGCTATTTTATAGAAAAAGTTACAGCTTGGGTTTTTCACCGCCATCTGTGTCAATCACCTCTTGGTAAAACTCTGTGGCATGTCGAAGCCAGTCTTCACCGTCTTGAATGTAGTCACTTAGGATCTTTTCTGTGTATCTTACATTGGGATACTCAGTAAAGACCCAGTCCTTAAAGTCTTCAAGAGTTTGAGCACCGCTCTCCCATTCACTTAGTCTTATGCTCCCTGTGTTATCAACGATCATCAAGAAAGCAAATTCTATTTCTTTATCAACCTCTTCCTCAGGATCGTCCTTAAAGAAATCTTCAAAGAGCTCGATGAATGTGTTCTTAAGATCATCAAGCTTCATACGATTAGAAGCTGTCCCATCGCCTGTGGCTTTGAATGTCCAGCCTCCGAACGAGTCCATTACCCATGATTCACCTTTAGGCCAGATGGCTTCTTGAACGCCGCCCCAACATTTACCTTTACCGCTAAGCACAGCGCCCGACACAGGCCAGTCCTTGCCTTCTTTAGCAAGCAAGTCGTTCCACGCTTCACGGTCTGAATTCCATTTATCTTTATCTTCTTGAGTAGGATCGCCAATACAAGAACCTTCAGGCGAGCTTGAGTCACGACCATCTCTCCATATGATACAAGCAGGACTGTCTGGGTCCTCTGTCTCAAAGGCGCATAGGTAAGTATACTCGACTGATGAGTCGATGGTGTGCATGATAAGCGTGCGGTAAGTTTCCTTGCAGCAACACCCAGCGTAGTGTCCTAACATTATAGCTTAGGCTCTCCGTTACCTTCATCATTACCACCTCCGTCAAGCACTGCTTCACAGTCAAGAGGATAGGCATAGAAGTCATTAGGATGATACTCGATTACGTTTACTTTACCTTCGGCTGCAAGGCCATCAGGTCCTGCCCACGCCTGAAGTATTTCGTCAGTTCCATTTATCTTAACGCTGCCTTTCGTTTCACCTTCTATGTCCGCTTCCACAACTCCGAACCACATGCCGCCATTGAACTTTGTAGCCACAAGCCCATGACCAATTGTGTTCGTTATGCGAACGACTGTGTCGCCAGCAAGACCGGCCCAGTGAATGTTAAAGGCCTCGAATAGGCTAGGACCTGAGAAAGCATTCTCATCATTCTCATCAAGAATACGAAAGTCGCCTCGCTCACGCTTAGCAATGTTTCCTTGAGCAACACCCACCATATCGATAAGGTCATTGTTTCGCATAACCCAACCAAGACCAGAGGTTATGTCGTCGCACAAGTACACTAAGCCGCCACGAGTACGATCGGCTTCAAGATTAGGACCTATGCCGCATATGTTAGTTGGGTAAGGTCTTGTGTCTTCACCTGTAGCTCTTCTTACAAGAACAGGTTGCTCATAAGATATTGGTTGAGCTATTCCTTTCTGATTTCCAAGTATGCCATCAGGACCGTTTGTGAAAAACCCAATTCCCTTGTCTGATGCGCTTATGTTAGGCATGTCACCACGACTGCCTTGGCCTACAGCAGAAAACACAGAGTATGGAGCTATGCCTTCAGGTCGAGCGATAAACTCAATGAAGTTCATTCGAGCATTAGGCTGCTTAGTGACTGCCATACGCTTATCAGTGAAGCCATGTTTCTGCCTTGGCTCTACATCAGCACGCACAGCGTTTTCATTAAGCTGTTCAGCAGTAAGGTGCTCGCCTTTACGCCAGTTCTTTTTGAAGATTGTCATTAGAATAGGAACGCCGAAAAGTTACCGGGAGGGTGATTATAGTATTCTGAACCGCCGGCTGTGTAAATTCGCTGGTACGATTGAGTCTTTGCACGCCAGTAACGGTTCCATCCAGTTGCTTTGTGAGTGAAGGCAAGGTTCAAAGTAAAGCCATCGCTTCCGTCTGTCCTGATTGTCCTGTCCATTGTTGGAGTTCCAAAAAGCAATGTCTCAGAATCAAATGCTAATCCTAACAATGAACTGAAGTAAGGCGCTGAATTGCAATACCCGGGCAAGGTAAGAAGCGATGTTGGCAAAGGCGGAGCAACATTGTATATGGTTCGATTGAGAACAAGACCACGAACGAGTTTCCCAGGCGCCTCGCCCTCTTGAAGAACATCTCCAAAAGGTCCTCCCCAGCGGAACCCTCTGTAGTCCTGGGTTAGAAACTCAGCAGTTGGCTCAAGTGATTCACTGACAAGGTCGACTACATTGTACCCGTATGTTACATTAAGTAATGCATGCTTGTATGTAATCGATTGGCCTACAACTTCACCTTCGTTTCCAGCCGGCGTGATTCCAATTGATTGACATACTGGAGCAGACGCACCATTACCGTGAGGGAAAGGCACTTGCAGCCCCAACATCTCAGCTGCAACGTCGTGGCGGTCACTCCAATTGCATCTTAAAGTAACGTTCGCGCCTCGGTTACTGACGTCCCAAGTTTCAGAGACCGTGTTATGCTCTTCCCATACTTCATAACTTGGAGAATAAATGCTCATGCAAGTCCACCCATCGTTTGTACTTTGTCTGAGATGTTCTTGAGGTAATTCGTTTGCATGTTAAGTTGTGAATTACCTTCGTTTGCGATCTGGTTGCCTTTACGTTGTTCCTCTGCAAGTTTCTTTTCGTATTCCTCAAGTTCTTTCTGATGACGTTCGTTGCGTTCCTCAACAGTTTCCATCTTCTTGCTGGTTTGCTTTTGGGCTTCGGCCATCGACTTGAGAGAGTCAGTCATCGACTTTTGATTCTTAGCTTGTGTTGAAGCGGCAGCATCTTGAATCTTATTGCTTATGTCTTCAAGACCAACACGACTTGCAGTAAAGGATCCATCCTCTGTGTCAGATCCTGACTCTTTATCTTTCTTATCCTTAGGACCATCTTTCTTATCTTTGTCTTGAGGCTCGAACGTAGGATCAGTAGATAGGCTTGCCTCGATTTCATCAAAGGATTTTCTGCCTTCACCATCAAAAGTAAACATATCAGCGAAAGCTTTTCGATTCTCAGCAACCTTATCATTTATCGAGTCGTTTAGCTTACTAGACAAGCTAGAAACACGGTCTGTTAGTTCCTTTTCAAATGGACCTAGTTCCCTTTCGGCAATTTCAGGCAAGGCCTTGATGGATGACTCAAAGCCTTCTGTCAGGCCGGTAAACTCAAAATTGAAACCATCGCCAGAAAGAAAAGATTTAAGCGCAGTCCAAAAGTCTGATAAGTTTTCCATCAAGTTAGAAAACACAGTCTTAGTGAAGTTGTAAACGTCTGTGAATATGTCTCTCCAGTTATCGACGAACCACTTAAGGTATCCTGGGATAACCTGCGTTAAGAAGTGCACAAGGTTATTGAAGACACTTACAAACACAAGCTGAAAGGTGTTAAGATACAACTGAAGTGACGTGCCCATGTTTTCAAACACGGCTTGAAAGACAGAGACTGCAACGATTGACTTGTCCACGAGCCACTTAACTATTGTTTCTCCGAACTCTGCGACTCGCTTAACGAGGTTACCCATGACCTCGCCGTTCTCAACAAGATACCCAACCCAGTTCTTAGTGAAGGCTACCGCTTGTTGAAGATAAGGAGCAAGCGCGTCCATCGCAGGAACGAAAGCTTGAAAGATCATTTCACCAATGTCACCAACAGTGTTCATCATCTGTGTAAGACGACCGGTGAACGTGTCTGCAGCAGCTGCGGCCGCACCGCCAAACTCTCCAGAAAGCTCAGCAAGAATAACCTTTTGAGCACCGACGATGTCACCAGACTCTTGCAGAACTTTTATCTGTTCCCTTTGTTGCTCAGTAAACTGAACGCCGGCTCTAGATAAAGCGGACATACCTTTAAGAGGATCGTTAAGAGCCTTCGCAACTTGCATGCTTGCGCCTTTAAGGTCTGTTCCTAAGACCTCGGCCATGTCGGCTGCAACCATTAAGGTTTCTTTGAACTGGTCGCCCTTGATGTTCTTAAATGTAGCGATGATGGCTTGCGATTGAAGAATGACTTCATCGCCGATGGTAGTCATTTCCTGCATTGCAGAGGCCATATCTTTCATCTCATCAGACGTGAAGCCGGCAGCGTTGCCCGTAGCGTTAAGAACAGACTCAAGTCTCTTTTCAGCTTGTTCTTGTTCCGCGTATAAAGAAAAGAGTTGCTTACCGAAGTCGAATACCTTCTTAGCAACAATAGCAGCTCCTACCGCAACGAACGTTGCCTTGACTGCTTTACCCCAGCCTTCAACAGAGTCACGTGATTCTTTTAAGCTTCGGTCAAGGTCGTCGTTCTTGCCCTTGATATCGATTGTCAGACTGCCTTCGCTCACTTAACCACCTCGCGTAATCTTCTTCTGATTCAAAGGTTAGGTTGTCTGAATCAGAATCGCCTTGAGAACCAGGAATGATCTCTATAAGAAGCATCTGATCCTCATGAGTCATGTCTGCTATTTGATCAGGAGTGAACTTGTACCAGGAAGCGATAAGTTGATACCTTTGCTTTCTTGCAAGCTCGAGCTCCTCATAGGTTACTTCTTTTGTTTCCCTTTCTTCGGACTCTTGGGCTGGTGCTGTTTGGGTTTCTTCTTGGACTTTTTTCCTGGGCTGTTCACCTCGTTGAATACTTCGTTGGCCTTGCGAATGTTCTCAGGACTAAGAAGCATAGAGTGCAGGTCCTCAACCGTTAAGTCCGGATGATTATGCTGCAACATTTGCCAAGTCAGACGTGTCATGCCCGGCACTGTGCTAATGATTCTTGATCCCTCGCCACTCATGAACGTCATGCGGGAACAAGTAATCTGTGCTTGGCGAACAGCCATTTCCTTTTGTGAATCAGGCAAGTCTTCGGGCAACGTTTCATACACAGACTTCATGAACTGCTGTCTTACGAACAAGTCCAATTCTTGAATGTCTTTGTCTGTGAGTGGCGACGCAAAGTATGTCTTGCCTTCCAGTTGAATCTCTGTGCGAACTTTTCCTGGCATCTGGGACCTCTGGGATTAAAGTATCAGAACGGCCACCACGGTGATCCAGCACCGGGCAGCGTGATGGCACCAACAGCTCCGTCCTTGTAGCCTGCCATGCCAATGTTGATCGTGCGGTTGATGATCGCACCAGTTTCACGGTCAACAGTAAGGTTTGAGTAATCACCAACTTGACCCCACTTGAGCAGCCAGTAGTCGGTTGCATTGACATAGCATCGGAACTGATGCTTAGTTCCAATTGCCGGATAACCATTCGAGCCGCCCGGCTTGTTGTCCTCTTGGTTGAGAGCAAGAGTCCAATCAATCGGACCTTTCGTTCGACCTGTCCACAATGCAGACGTGCCCGCATCGTAGGTACTACTGTTCACGTAAGTCGGAACCTCACTCGTTAAAGAAAGGGCCGCGGACGTGAGGTTAGGAATTTCATGCCAAGTTGCTCCATCAGTACTGTGTTCGATTTTAGTACCGACAACAGTAAGAGCAGCAGGAGCTGTGGAGTCCTTGGCTTGAGTTGCGTTCTGTTTCGTTAAGGTAAGATGGCCGCCGAACGAAGCGTCCATCGCAAGCAGTTCACCGCCCGCCCAGTTCCAATTGACAGTCAGTTGAGTGACCACTGCTTGGCCCGTCAAGACCTCGCCGGCGTTACCTGGTGTAAGATCATCAGGCGACGTTTGACCTTTGAATGTAAACTGGTCACCAGGGAGAACCGTTGGGACAGCGCCGTACAGCCCGAATCCTCCTGTCCAGTCACGAGCGCCCTTGTCTCGACCAGATCCACCACGAGTATTTGAGGCGACGTACCGGGCTGAGTTTTCAACCTCCGACACGTTCCAGTTTCTCATGGTACTTTGACCATTGATGACGCCTAAGCGTCCGGAGTAAACTCCCATTATAAGTCTCCTGTCTGGAAAGTCATCTCGACTTCTATGTTCATTAGTGCGGACCACCCTTTGATACCGCGGTTACGTTCGGGATCACTTTCGCCTTCAGTGATATCGTTCATGCGTACGACGTTAACGAAACGTTTTCCGTTCCATGTTTCTTGAGCAACATGCTCAGGCCAGTTCTTCATAGCACGAACGAGAGCAAACTCAACTGGAAGAATCCTTTCACATACTAGAGTTTGCCCTGTTGCGATCATCCAAGCAAAGTTCTTAGTGATCTTGGTGCCAGAACTCGTTACTTGCAGTCCGACGTTACCGCCGTCAGTAAGTAATGTGAGCTCAGGCAAGTCAGCATCAGTCACTGTGCGCTTAATGGGATCATTGTTTTGATCAAGACGAATACGATTCTTAAGTCGTACAAGCTCTGTGACATGCTCCGATGCTTCGGCGCAATTCCATAGAGACTTAAATACGATACTTAAAGGATCGTCATACGTCATTCTTTAGTTTCTCCGCAGCTCGTCTTGCGTCATCAACCATCTTGTTCACAATTGATTGAGGAGGCTTAACGATAATGGAACGAGTGGGTAGCACGCCTTTCCCAAAGTGGTGAAACGAAGCGATGTCTGCAACACTGACGTTTCCGCTAGGATGACTTGCAGGTCCGCCAAACCCAACACGTATACCATAAGGAATGTTTTTCTGTAACGCACCAGCTTGAGAAAGGAACACTGGGTTAAGTGCTGCAAATAGAGTGCCCGTGTCTCTCAAGATAGTTGAACTCCCGCCACGTCTTCCAGCAATTGTGGAAGGCTTGAGGGGAGGCCAAGTACCATCGCCTTTTGATGCTTTATCAAAACGCAATTGAGCAAAGGATCGGTAACGCATTGCCCATTGCTTTTTCATAGCTACAATCGGTCCCGTGGAAGCTGTGCCTGACAGTTCCTTTTGGAAACGATCGCCAAACTTTTTAAGCGGCGTCAAGTCGATCTTTACGTCCGCATCAATGTCTGTCATATTAAAACTCTAAAAGAACCCCGCCCAACCAATTGATTGAGCGGGGTTACGGTCCTAAGGCCTCACCATTACGGTGTGGTGTCAGTCAATTCGATCAGACACTTCGGTCGGTTACAGATGTGCAACGGGTTCGATTGAGTCTCGAGCTCGATGCCGCGGTCGAACTTCATTCGTTCTTGCTTGGCATATAGAGGTCGACCAATTGTGTTGACCGTTTCCGTGTAATCCGCCGGTCCATTGAACCGTTGGAACAGGTTGGGAACACCGATGGGAATTGCATGAGCTTTGTTCGCTGCGATGAACGGATCTCGTGCCCCGATTCCTCCTCGGTATTCTTCCCAGATGATCCCTTTGGGATATTCAAATCCCGTGTAACGAGGATCATCGCGAAGGAATTGACCATTCTGCCAACGGTCATAGGCAGCTTCGACTTCGCTGTTCGTGATCAGGTTATCGAAGAAGGTACTGCCGCACAACACGTGGACATATTGGTAGGGCGTGTTGCCCAAAGCGGTTTCCATCGAACGCAACAGTGACAAGCCTTTCAGCTTGACGTTGTCTGAAGCGAAGTTGATGGACAAGGTTGTTTGTGTGATGCCGAACTCTGTGAAGAGATCGTAGATGGTCGATCCATCAGCATCAAGAACAGTTCCCTTGACCGCACCGAGTCGGTGATATTCCCAGGTGGCTTCATGATCTTGCTTCATGAAAGCCATCTTGTCGTTGACAGTTTTCGCAATGCTTTCGACTTGATTCTCGGAACCGAATTGTCGGACTCCTTGAATGTCG